CTATTCCGGGAAGTACTTGACAACGATGTTTATGTTTTTACTTTTGAAAAAGTCGGCCAATTGTGCTACCGCTATCGGATCAGAAATTAGCCACTCAACGGCATATCCGACATTATTTGCAGCTTCAACCTGCATCGTGGCTTCTTGCAAAACTTTATTTCGTGCGAAATCGGGTAAGTTATTAATATGGTAAAAGGATTTTTGTTGTATAACAAGTTTTCCGTCCATTACGACATCGTTAACCATGTTTTCATATTGAACATACCCGCCAGTCAGGGATTTGAGATAATAGCTCTCGTTATTGGGGTTTATTTTTAGCTCATATGCATCTACTCGAGGATTAATCTGCTGTGTCCGCTGGCCAAAAAATCCCTTTCCCACAGGTCTGACCTCGACATCTTGTATGCCCCATTTGATTTTTTGAGTATACTGCCCTACATCCCCCGCGCCATTAGCTGCATTTCCAATCTGATTTTGCGCTTTTTGTCCCGTGCCTGCAAGGTAATCGCTGGCACTATTATCCAGCACACAGGCAGTTGTGTCAATACCAGCGCCAACGGTGCTCCTCAAATTCCGCTCAGCCAAATACTGTGCGAACTCCATTGCCGCAAAGTCGGCTGCCTTTCCGAGTGCCGCGCCGCCACCCGCGCCGAAGAACGTGTCTAGCGCCGTTTTTCCGGCCGCTTCCCATGGTTTGCTCCAATCCTGGCTCGCGGCGGAGTTAATACCCGCCTGTGTTCCGAATAGGATCGCATCCCTGGCGGCCTGTGAGCCGATGCCTGCAGCCTTCAACCCAGCGCCACCGGCCGCCATAAGCGGCAGGGAAGCGGCGATGTTGCCCGCCGCGTATAGGCCCGGATGCGCCTCCTGGGCGTTTTTGTAGGGGTCTATCTGGCCCATGACACCCGAGAAGGCCGCGTCACTCATAGTCTTGTTCCTGGCCTTGTCGACCAATTTTGAGAACGCCTGAGCGCCCGGGATCGCCGTCGCCGCACCGAGCCCGGCCGCCTCCGCACCGGACGCCTTGCTGTTAAGTACCCCGATGAGGCTGAGGTATTTGATCTGCCTCTTGTATTTCTCCTCGTACCAGACATCTGAGGCATTCCCCTGGAGCTGCAGATCAATGGCGTCCGGCGCCGGCGCGCCCATCTCGTCCCGGTCAAGCACCGCCTGAAGAGCGGTCGCCGCGTCCTTGGCCTGCCTTCTCTCGTCTGTGGAGAGCAGCCCCGGCTTCGTTGCCAGCATGATCCACTGACCTCAGTTATCAGTGATATACTTGTCCGACCTCGTCAACGCCTCCAGCTGCGCTCGTGTTTCTTCCGCCGCCGGCCTCTTCGTCGCCTGAAGGAAGGGCTTGATCATCGGATTCTGCGCCGGCTGCATCGACGGAAATGCCGGCGCCGCCGCGTCCTGCGCGCGGAAGCCCGGATTGCCAAGCGTATAATATCTTCTGCCTTTGATCTGTTCCTGGAGTCCCCGCGCCTGCTGTTCCGGCGGTGTCAGCTGCGCCGGCTGAGCCATGACGGCTTTATTCGCAGCGGCTACGCTTTTTTCGACGCTGCCCTTGAGGATTTCCAGCGCCTTGATCGCCGGGGTCAAGTTGATGATGCCGCCGTTCGCGTCCGGCTGACCGTTCATCAACTCCAGATTTGTGATGGCCGTCTTCAGTTGGGCGATGTCCTGCTCGGGAGATACGGTTTTCAGCGACTTGTTGCCGGACGCCGCCGCCGAGAACGGCGGCGGCATTCCGGCATATGTATTGATTGTTGAGTTCACTTATTCATCAGCTCTTTCCAAGTCAGGGGACCGACCTCGCCGTCGACAAAGAGGCCGCGCGCCGCCTGAAAGGCTTTGACCGCTTCCTGCGTCCGGAACCCGAAATCGCCGTCGACGGGGCCGCAGGGAAACTTGAGAACGTGGAGCCGCGACTGCAGCGTTCTGACGTCGTCGCCGGCTGCGCCGCGCCTCAGGAGCGGCCTTGCGGGCGGCAAATCAGGACCGGCCCCCGGGACCGCGCCGTAATCGGGCGTTCCGTATCCGAGGATGAGCTTGTACGACGGGTTGTAGCTTTTCGCGGCCACACCGCCGCCGTTCGGGATCATGGTCGACCCGCCGGAGGTGTTGCCCTCCACGGTATGGACTTTAGCCCCGTCGAATCCGGTTACGACGCCGGTATGGCGGTTATCGCCGGCCTGGAAGAAAACGATGTCGCCGGCCTGCGGGGTATAACCGGCAGATGGATGGAACAGTCCGCGCGTTTTAAACCATTCGATCCCGACACCGCAGGAGTGATACTTCGGGATGACGCTCTCCGGGATCCCGGCGAGATTTGCCCATCTGGAGACGGCCATGGCGCACCAGGGCGCCGGATTCAGTCCGTACCAGGCGCCGAACTTCGTCCAGTTGTTTTTCCCGGCGTTGGCCGTCCTGTCATCCAGCAGCGCATTCGACGCTTTCTCCAGGTACCCGACATCGGCCCGCGCCGCGGCGATCAGCGCCGCAACAAGCTTATTTCCCATCGCCGCCCTCACCAATCAGTGCTGCTTCAGGCAGTGCTTTGTTCTTCTCCGCCAGCGTCGCCGCCTCCACCTTCGCCGTCAGCCACTTCTCCACGTCGCCCACAATCTCCGGAAGCGCCTGCAAAGCGGCCACGCCCATCAGCTCCTGCGCCTTAAGCTTGGCCATATCCAGCGCCCGCAGCGCCGCGTTCTTGTCCCAGGTCCCCGAGGCTTTCATGGCGCTGACGAACGTCTGCATCGTCTCCGCCACCGCCGTCACGACGGCGTCGTTTGCCCTGTCAAAATAGTACTGCAGCCGCTCGTTTTTCGACTTGCTCCTGAAGTACGCCGAGATCGCCCGCCCCGCCGCGATCAGCAGCGGGATCACCACCGCCGTCAGCAGCGCCGGGATCGCCGTGTTGAGAATGTCTGTCATGTTCATGATCTGTCCTCCTTTAAGTATTGAGTTTCTCGAGGGCGTCGACCTTGCCCTCCACCTTGTACATGCGCTCGATCAGGTTGTTGTGCTTGTCCACCTTCTTTTCCAATTGCTCCAGCCGGAAATTCGTGAGCTTGTTGCCCGCCAGAATGCCGCCGAGGGTTCCGATAACGGAACCCCCGACGGACAACAGCGCTGTTGTAATGCCGATGTCCATTGAACCGCCTCACTTTCAAAAAAAATTAACGAAGCCCTTCGGCTCCGTCTTGCATTTTATTGGTTTCTATTTTATAGTATGTTTATTTAATATCTTACATAAAAGGAGATAAAATGGCATGACCGATCTTAAAACAACACTATATTGTCCCCATTGCGGAGACAAGCTCGAAATGCCAGGAGAAGAGTTGTTTTGTGAAAAGGGTTCATGCTACTTTTCAAGAAGTCTCACCAAAAATTTTCTGGAGGCAGCGGACAACTGTCATGACAAATCCGACAAGACTAATCTTCTTCAAAAGAACGGCAACTTCTTCTGCATTCACTGCGGTGTCAAATTATCAAAGCTGGATAAAACCGTTGAGAAGTGTGAATTGTGTGGATTTGAAATAGATAAACCTATGTACTTTCAACTTGCTGAGCTTAATCCCCACCGCCGCCCGGAGTAACTCCGGGCGGCTTTCTTGACGCCGCTCCCATTATTTGGTATAGTTCAATAGAAGACGGCCCTGTCTTAATGGGCGGTGGAGTTATTATGTTAGACCTATGGGTAGACGAGATACCGTCTTCTTTTTGTATTTCTAGAATCGATATAGATCGCCTTCTTTTTTACGTCAGGAACGGCTTCTACCAGATAATAGACTCCGTCGACCGCTTTTTCGAATATAATCAGGTCGGATAAGACCTGTAAGGACCGCCGCCGCCTCGCTGCCCGTTTCGATCCGTCGTCATTACTGATGTACTTTAAGCAATAAAAAATGACAGTGCTTTGCGGCTCTGTCACTTATAGTTTTCGTTCTTTTCATCCTCGATTACTTCAAAAAGATTCGGAGGATACCCGTATTCTTCACCGCTCTCGTCAACTAAGATAAACCACCTCTTTTGAGCTTTCCTTCCCTCATAAATTTTATCTTTTATTAGAGACATTCCGTGATGCACATCGCAAAGACATTTAATCTTCATTTATAAATAGTTCGCCTCCTGGCTGCGGCTTAATTTTAAACTTAACTCTTCCTACACTCGGTTCTTCATACCAATGCACCTCTGCTAACATATTCTCACCATTTACATCAATATATCCAAACCCTTTACATTTCGTCCACTTTTGAGGATTTCCTCCATAATTATCTACTAAACGATCAAGTATATCTATTTGCCTGTTTCTTCCATAACCCGCAATAATATTAACATGGGTTATTCTACTACCTTCGGCCAGATTGAAAATCTCTCCTTCTGGAGTAATAATCTCATAATTCTTTGCTTTAGCACCGACACTCTTGCCGAGTATTGTATCAGGCTCAGGGTTTACCGCCTCCTCGTATGCATCATCATACGATTTGTCGTCAGTCAAACTTTGTCCGTCGAGTCTATTATCCATTTTTTGGTCAGACATGTCAATATCGGATTTTGCTGTTTGGCTTCTTCTGGATGCAAGGTAGAGTGCAAAGTTCATCGCCGCGATATCTGCCGCCATCTCTGGAGATATCTCCTTATTCCCCAGCTGCACCTTCGCCGTATTCAGATAGTCCAGCGCCTTGCCTGCGCCTGGATTCGACGCCGTCCATGCTCCGCCCGTGTTATCCTGAGAGTTGACGCCATTTACATTCTGTGGTATATTGGTGTCACTGGGAGTGTCAGTCGAATCGTTTTCGGACGTGTACGCCGGGGTACTTTGTGCAATGGCGGTCTTCTGAGCTCCCGGTTTATTTATGCCGTCTTTCGACATATATGCCGAATCGATATAGACCGCCTTCTTTTTACGTCAGGAACGGCCTCAACCAGATAATAAACCCCGTCGACCGCTTTTTCGAAGATGATCATGTCGGCCATCCCCGTAAAACCATTGGGCTTATTCGTCGAATAAGCCCTTGATTTTCCCCCACGATACAGCTTGTCATAATTATTAATGACGTACTGCATTCTGGCGACATCGTTGATATCTTTCATCGTATGATCTGCGTCTCCGTGTAAGCCGTGACCGATTACGATATGCTCAGCTTGGCGCGATTCCATGATTGTTTTGTAACCCGTCGGATCAAACCCGAGGATGGCCTTAATCTCCGCGCCGGCGCGTTCCGAGACGGGTAGAAGGTCATGTTCTTCGCTGTTCTGTCCTTTTGCAGCCACCGATTCAAGGATAAATTTCAATAGGCTTGGGTCAGTCGAAGAGGTATACTCTTCGATTGTTTTTTGATCCGCCTTCGTATGCGTCGCAGGATTCGTATTGATCGATGTTGACGCATTTTGCTGCTTCGTCTTCACCGCGTTCCCGGCAGTCTCGATCAGCGTCTGCCCGCCGCCGAGAAGCCCGCCGACCACAGTACCCATTATGCCTTCCTTTGCGGAGGTATTGAGGTTAAACGGTGCGCGGGTGTCCGTGGGAGATACCAGCGGCGCATCCGGTTGATAAGTCAGCTTGTTCGTCAGCCTCTCGATAACGCCCTGGACGACTTCTTCCTTGCCTTCCGACAGAGAGGATGTCACCCAGTCCCTGGCGATCTCCGCGATTTTCTCCTTTGAAGTTTTCGCGGTGATGTTTTTAAGCGCGCCGGGCAGGGTCTCGATGCCGCCGGAGACTTCGATGAGAGAGTTGATAAGCCCGGTAAGGACCGCCGCCGCCTGCGCCTGGTCTTCCGTCGCGCCGCTGCTTTTGGCGCTTGAATAGGCGTTGCCGTAGGTCTCCGCAAGCGTCAGCTTAAACGTCGGATTCTTGGCTATTGTCGTCAAGCTCGCGCGAATCGTCGAGGCAAGTCCGGCGCTCCCGGCAAGAGCAGGCAGCTCCGCCGCTGCGGAGGTCCCGGCAGTCGCCAGGGCAAGCGCCGCGTTCGGCAGTGCTTCGCCTATTGCGGTTCCGACCTGCTGGTAAGTTTTAAAGCCTTCGCCCCGGCCCTTCTGCGCCTCCGCCAGCTTTTGTTCCGTTATTTTCCTGCCTGCCTGGTCCTGCTGATACAGCCAGTGTATCGGCTGGAATATACCCTCGTCTCTGTTTTCCGGATCAAATAAGCCCTCGATGAAGTTTGCTCCGCCCTCCAGTGCCGAATATATACTGCTGCTAAATTTCTGAACGCCGGCAGCGACAGGTTCAGAATACGCCCGCGCGTCGGATATGGGCTGAACTTGCCTTCTGAACGCCGCCTTCATGTCGTCGCGCCTCTTGATAAGCGCGTCCAGGCTCTCCTGGTTCCACGCCGGCGTCCCGTTCGCGTCGAATGTGCCGTAATTCAGCCCTTCCTTGCGTATCAGATCGTTTAGTGCGTCTATTCGCTGTTGTGAAGGATAATCTCCTGCGCGAAGGTTGTTTTTCTGAGCCTGATAAAAATCAAGCGTCTGCTGTGACATATTCCGAAAATTAGGCTCCGGCGCCGCCGCCGGTTTCGCCATACTTTCAAGCTTTGCCTTCAGCTCGTCGCGCTGCTTCACAAGCTGCCTCAGCGAGCTCTGCGCCTCTTTGCCCCTGTCTTTAAGCCCCTTAGAACTCAGGCCGCTGGCGCCCCCGAACGAAAGCCCCGCCGTAATTTGCTGCGCCTTTGCGATCTGCGCGTCCAGCCTGTCGACGTTCTCCTGTGTCGGCGTCGTAAACGGCAGCCCCATCGTTGCAGCCTGCAGCGTTGCCGCCTGATTCGGGTCCGACAGTGTTTTTTCTGTGTAATACTGTTTCGTGTCCGCGTCGTCGAACATTCGGAAGTTCATGCCCCCATACACGAACGGCGCCGCCGCCGGCTGCTTGATCGCGGCCGGCTTTCTGTTCTTCATGAGCGACCGGACGTAGCCTGCGGCATCCTCCTGCGTCAAGGTACCCTTCTGAGCCTCCAGGCTCATGCCGGCTTTATACAATATTCTGTTGAGCATGGAACCCATGGTCCCGCCTCCTCGCGATCAAATACCCAATTTCGAAGTGATATAGGCGATATCATTCGGGCCCAGCGCGCCGCTGAGGAGCGCCGTCGTCAGATAGCTTTCGACGGCGCTTTCGTTGTATCCCTGAGCGCCCGTACCCTTCAGAATATTCGCGATGTACGCATCCGCCGCGTCCTTGTGCTCCGGCGCGCCGCTGCCGTCCCCACCCGTCGGCGTCAGCCCCCATTTCGCCAGCAGCTGCGCGCTGCTATCTCCGCCGTAAGCTGTCGCGTAGTCGCTGATCCGTTTGATCTCCGCAGCCGTGAGAGTGCCGTCGGATACCGCAAGGTTATACATATCCTGCAGATCGGAATCGACCTTTGAGAAGGTGTTCGTGTTTACGCCTCCGCTATACTTCCCCGCTGCCGCATCCTGTTTTTGCTTCAAGGCCTCCAGCTTATTCATCCGCGCCGCGTCGAGGTACGCGATCTGCCAATCGTTGGACGGATCGCTGTCGCCCTTGACCCGGTCGATCTCCGCCTGGTAGTCCCCGGAGTACCGCCCGATGGTATCGAGCCAGGCCTGTTTGTCCGCCGCTGTCGTCGCGGCCTGCTTCGCCGCTTCTTCCTTCATCAGGTTGATCTGCGTCTGGAGCGCCTGCGCGTCGATCTGGGCCCCGGCCGCCGTCTGATCCGACAGGTACGACTTGGACAATGAATCCAGGTTCGTGTTATACGTGTTCGTCAGCAGCTTCTTCTGAAGGTCAAGATTCGCATTTTCCTGGTTTTCCGAAATGTCCAGATTGTTGATCGCCGACTGCAGCCCCGCGTTCCGGTAAATCTCCGGCATCCCCCCGGCCGATCCCTTGACGCCACGGGCCGCCATATACTGCGCGAAGTTCATCGCCGCGATGTCGGAAGACGCCGCCGTCTGGTTCCTCTTGGCCTCGTACGCATCCCTGATCCCCGTCCCCGCCGCGTCCAGGTTCGTCATGCCGCTGTCAAAGGTGTTCTTCAGATTTCCCTTGTTGGTGGTAAACGCCGATTCCAGCGCCGCCATCTGTGCCTTCTTCTCCGCGTCCGCCATGGTTTTGGCCGAGTCGAGGATGCTGCCGCCGCCGGGGGTGCCGGGATAGGCGGGCTGTTCGACGGTGCCGGTGGGGATCGTTTCGACGATGGAGGTATCTTTTTGCGGAGTTATTCCTGATCCGCCGCCGCCGCCACCGCCGCCACCTCCGCCGCCTGCCGGTGTTTTCTTTTGATTGTTATACAACCACGAATCATATTCTGGTACTCCGGTGGGTGTGTAAGTCACCTTATTTGAGGTATTTCCGGTTGGTTTGTAGTAAGTCTGTGTTGTTTTCTTGTTAAGGTCATACAACGCTTTATCGTATCCAGGTATTCCGGTTGGTGTGTAAGCCATAAAATCAACTCCTTATTGGCATGTTAAAAGCACCCTTAAAGGGTGCTTAAATTCTTAATTCCCGAAACCTCACCACGTCAGGAGGCTTCACGGAGAGGGTGGCCCGCAGGCCGGGGTGGGTCTCCCGCCGTAGCGGCCGTACATCTGTCTTTCTTGGCTCCCACCTTGGGGGAGCTGTCCCGCAGGACTGAGAGGGTGCTCCGTTCCGCGTCGCAGGTTCCCCCGACGGGGCGATGTGGGCATCGCCCCCTACGAGGCCGCCAGCGCATTCCGGATATCGTTGATGGGTATTATAAAATCAATTTTTTCGTCACCAGCAGAAAGTATTCCAACTAATTCACCTTTATTATTAAAAACACCACCGCCGGAACTTCCACCCAAAGTCACAGGATCAATTGAAATACCATGTGTATTATTTGTAAAATAGTCTATCTTTTTTACAATTGAGCTTTTCACGGTATTCTTCTTTCCCTGTGGGGTACTCACGACCCATACCTTATCCCCCACCTTCACCGTGTCGCTGTCGCCGATCGGGACGGGCTTGACGGTTTTGTCAGCGGGAGTCAGGATTGCGGCGTCCTCGGTGGGAGCGGTGTCCTGCAGCGTGACGGGATTTGCTTTCGTGCTGTCGTCGTAGAAGATCTGGAAGGTATCATATCCCTCGTCGACGGCGTGATAGCAGGTGAGCACCTTGTCGTAGTCGATCAGGACGCCGGAGGACTGGTTTGTTACCTTTCCCACGCCCCCGTAGATCATTACGCAAGAGTCCTTCAGCCGTTCCAGATCGATCGTCTGGATCTCGACCCGGCTGTTCTTCCACTCGATGGGCACGCCTAATGCTTCCGCTATCGCTCTTACGGGAAGCATTGTGCGCCCCGCGTAGTTGAGCGGCAGCCCGCCCGCCTCCGTGAAGCTCATGGCCTCGCCGTTGACCAGCACCGGGTACCCGACGCCCTCGCACAAATAAGACGCCGCCGCCACTGTCCCCGCCAAAACCGCGAACACCAGCACCGTCATAAGGATCTTCCGCAGATTTTTCATCGTCGTTTCCTCCTTAATTGCCCTCTAGGGAGGGGTGGCCCCGCAGGGCCGGGGTGGTTCCCCGCCGCAGCGGCCGTTTTCCTGTCCTTCTTGGCTCCCACCTTGGGGGAGCTGTCCCACAGGACTGAGAGGGTCTCCGCCGCAGCGGCCGTGGGGTCAATCTTTGATGCAACCCCATTATCCCACCGTTCCCCATATTTTGTCAATTGATCCCGTTCTTACGTCTGTGTCCCGACGACCGTTCCGTCCGTGTCGGAGCTTGGGGCGGACGACTTCGTCCGGAGCTTCCCGCTGCTGTCAACCCAGAAGTGATAGTTACCCATGATGAAATGCGAGCCGTTCCACGCGCTGCCCTCGACCTTGACGCATCTGTTTTCGTCGATTGTTAGAGCTGCTCCGATTCCGCTTTTACCGAACACTGTGCTATGGTCATAGTAGAAGTATCCGGGATTACCCGCGCTTGTTTTCAAATACAGCGCAGCAGATGAATTTTCTATTGTGAGACTTCCGGTTAACGTCCCGCCTGTTTTCCCCAGTAATTTTGCTGCAAGATCCCCCAGATGCGTCCCGTTGAACCACGCCACAAATTCCGCCCCGAACTGGTCGAATTTCGCCTTGAACTGCTCCGCCGTCAGCCCCCCCACGTCGTTAGGCTCGTTGTCCAGGTTCGATATGTAATTTGTCGCCCCCGAATACGGTGTCAATGCCATATGATCATCTCCTAATCTATCTTGGCTCCCCCTTTGGGGGAGCTGGCGCGCAGCGCCTGAGAGGGTCTACCGTCCCCGCACCTCGCCGCCCGTCCTTACCGGCAGCGTGATCGACAGCACCGTCGCGGCGTCCGTCCCGTCGTTCGTCAGTATGATCTTGAAGTAATCGATCTTCTTGGCCCGGATCTTGAACTTTTTCGGCTGCGGGCTGTAGTTTGTCGAAAAGCTCCAGTGCGCAAAATTGGCGTGCTCGAAGGTGGACAGGCTGTACAGCGCCGTGTAGACGTCCGAGTAACCGCTCTTGTCCGTCATATACCGGAGATCCACATGGGTCCGCGTCCGCGGCAAAATAGTGACAAACACCCGCTGCAAAAACTTTTCGATCCAGTCGATGCCGAAATTGTAGTACCCCATCTCCCACACCGCCGAGATCGCCGCGCCGTCATACGTCCTCAGCAGCTCGTCGAAGCGCATGACATACCCGTCCTCCGTCCCGAAATACAGGACCGACTCCGCGACGACGAAACAGGTCGGCGCGTGCTTCAGCTCGAGGACATACCAGGCCTTCACCCGGTAATTGAGCACCCAGCACTTTTTCCCGACACAGAGCCAGTACAGCCCCTTGTCCGACCAGTCCACCGTCACCGCCTGCGTCAGGTCGACGCCGTCCAGGTCCAGCTGTATCCGCTCCGAGATCCACTGCGCGTTCTTCTCGTCGATGACGTTGGTGGACACCCACTCGTAAATCCCCTGCCACACGGTCAAGGGATTGTTGTAGATGATCCGCACCTGCCCCTTCGCCACGTTCCCGACCTTCTGATTCATCGGGTACACCGGAAAGAGCGTCGTCAGGATTTCCGTGGACGGGTCCGTGTACGTCTCCTGATTCGAAAACCAAGCCGCAGCCTCCGAGTCTCCCGAGGTAAACACCAGCTGCTTGCTGTACTGCGTACAGATGCCCGTGATCTCATACTCCCCCACGTCCGAATCGGTGAACTTCGGCCAGTACCCCGGATCGCTGACCCCCGCCATGGTGACGCCCGACACATACCGCGTGTTTTTGTGGTTCGGATTCCCGAAGAGCCAGTACCGTGCATAATACACCCCGCCGTAATACCGGCAGTTGGTAATGAGCTGCCGATCCCCCGCCGTGACCTTCGTCCAGGTGATCGAGACGTTGTTCGTCCCCGCCGCCGGAATGGACACGAACGTCACCGAGCCCGCCGTCAGGTTCACCGAGTAATCCGTCCCCGGCGTCATCAGCGCCCCGTTCAGATACACCGCGTCCACGGACCCGATATTGAATTCCGCCAGCTGGAACAGCACCGCCGTCCCGTTGGCGGAAAATTTCTGCGTCTTCTTCCCCGACAGGTAGTTGATCCCCTCCAGGATCGCCCCGCCCCCCGCCGGCGGCGCCGCCGTAAACACCGTCGGCGTATACCCCGTGACGGCCGCAAGGCTCCCGCTACCGTTCCATGCGTACATCTCCGTCCCGTCCATGACATAAAGCGTATTGTTCACCGCAAAAAACATCGTCGGAAAAGCGTCCGCGACCGCCCCCAGGTCTGTGTTTGCCCCGGTCTCCAGGCTGCACCTGTACACATGCCCGTTACAAGCGAAAATGAAGTAATTGACGCCCGAAATCGCCCCGTACCACATCCCGCCCACCTTGTGCGCCCCCAGCGACGCAAACAGCCGCGCATACCCGTACATCTTCTGCAGCTTCATATCGTCCGTCACGATCCAGTTGACCATGCTCGACGCCTCCCCCGGCTGCAGCAGCGTCTCCGTCGTCTTCCTGTTGATCCCCAAAAACTTCTCGATCGTAAAAGGCTGCGCCTGTCCCATTTCAAATCACCTCTTTCATACTGAGCTCCACCTTGGGGGAGCTGGCGCGAAGCGCCTGAAGGGGAACCCGTGCCGCGCCGCATCGTCTCCCACCGCTCCGTCGTCTCGCCGTCTCGTAGAGTCAGATTCCATATTTCTGCCCCGCCTCGTCCGCGCCGCTGTGCATTGGGCGGATATAGAATCCGCCCCTACGCCCTATATTCCCCTCCTTGGAGGGGTGGCCCGCAGGCTGGGGTGGTTCCCCGCCGCAGCGGCGCATCTCCCTTGGCTCTCACTTTGAGGTCTCCCCCCGTGAGGAGACCTCGTGAGCATGGCGCGCAGCGCCTGAGAGGGTCTCCGCCGCAGCGTCCGTCCTCACGTCACGGGGTGGCACCCCCCACCCCGTATACATCCGTAATCGCCGCCCCCGCCGACGGCTTCCGCCCGGCGTCCTTCAGCGCTTGGTATTTCCCCTGGCACAGCCCCGCCAGCTCCGAGTTCATATCCGCGATGGCAAAATGCAGCGCCAGATAATACACCCCCGACATGCACCCCTCGTCGCTGACCTGCATCGTCTGGGAAAGCGCCGTGACCTTAACGAGCGCCGCGATCCCCTCGATATTCTTGATCTCATGCTGCCAAAGGTCCAGCAGCGCCGGCGCCCGGTTCTTGTACTCCTTCACCTGCGCCTCGTTGACCGTCCCCGCCTCCGACAGCTCGTCAATGACAGCGATCGCCAAGTTAAAAAGCTCCGTCCCCGTATATGACATATGTATACCTCCTTAATCCCCGGCTCCCACTTTGGGGGAGCTGGCGCCGCAGCGCCTGAGAGGGTTCCCGCCGCGCGGATCGTTTACGCGCGAAGCGCCGTGATAGTGAATCAATTGTTGAATTGGCTGCTTATTTTATTCATCAACTTTGGATTACCGTAACAAAGGATGCGTAATTGTTTAAGCGTCATATATTTCTTCATTATCTATACTTCCTTTGCCTATATTGGATTGTTGATTTGGCTGCTTACGCTGCCAATCTGCTTGAGAGCTTGCGCGGATTCTTCAAGCCGCGATACCATTCGTCAATAGCAACAGTCGGTATCTTCCGTTCCGCGATGTAGTCGCAAAGCGCCTGGAAATTCGCTATCGACCATTCTGTTGATACAGTAGGAGTTTCCACAATCTTGTGGAACATCAAAATGACCGTCGCTTCGCGGGAAAGCGCTTCATCAACATATCCTTTTACCGTGGCTAATGCGCTGATATTTGACACTTCCCTGATGGTCAATTCATACGGGTGCGTGAACTCGTAATTGTTCCCGGCTTTTGTGGTTCTGCCTGTTTTCGCCCCGATATCGGCCATCGCAAGCAATACGTCATCATTGTACCCGCCGACCGGATAACACGCGTGGTCTGCTGATCTCACAAAACCGCCATTGATAAGCCATGTCTTATTTGGGTTTAACTGAGCATAAGCCTGTGCCCTGGTGTACCCCGACATGTCAACGTGATTATACGTGTGATTTCCGATAGCCCAACCCGCGTTATACAGTTCCGTCAGTTGCGGTTTCGTCATGAACCCTATGCCGTTGTCAATCTGATAACCCGCAACGTATGAGGTGCCGACAATTCCCCTCGGATTCATGTACGAAAACGCCTGATCGTAAACGGACGAATACCCATCGTCAAAGGTCAGCAGTAGACGTCCTATACCCTCGCTATCACCAAACAGGCTGTCGATTGATGCGGCAGCTATTTTTCCTGACTTCGCGTTTAACATGACCCTTAGACGCACCATTGTATTATTCCAACTTTCTGCTCCTGTGGCAGACCAGTTGGCGCGGCCCACGCTGAATTTGTTCCATCCGTTCCTGATCTGACCCCCGGCATTGGATACTTGCGCTGTAAACGATGTCGTTAGGGATGCGCTGGAGGACAAAATAACGGAGAGGTAATTAAACGCCGTCACATCATAAACGAAAAATTCAAAATCCATGCGACGGCTTTTCTTACTCAGGTCAAGGGACACTGTCTCTGTGTAAATTGCGTTTCCACCCTCAAGGCTTGTCAGTTTCAGCGAGGCACTGCCTGTTTTGTAATTAACAGTGTCAAGCGCGGCTGATCCGGCGATACCAGACCACCCGGTAAGGGTCTCAAAACCCTCAACAAGCGTACCGTCGCTTTTTATGTAGTTTTGCGGTAATGCTATTCTGCTCATGTCATCACCTACACGTTAAGAGGCTGGGCTTTTACCGTCACTGTCGCGCCGTCCTCGTCCTCTGTGGCGTCGATCTTGATAAAGTCGGGGATACCCTTCCATATCCATCCGCGGCTTGCGTTCGTCTGATACGACATAGCTGCCATCGCTCCGGTGTTGGCCTGCTCGTACCAGTCAACGCACGTTGCGCCGGACGCCATACAGCCCTGAAGCTTAAACGTCCAGTTGTGCGCTGCGCTGATGTCGGCTTTAACCAAGACCGCGTTGAACCCTCTGCAATCAATCTCGGCGCTCGTCGCGGTGGCGGTGATGGCGTTGTGGGCCGTGACGACTGCACCCTTCGTCATTTTTGCGACGTCAATGCTGTCATTGTTCTTGTCGAGCACTGTGGCAAGCGAGACAAGCACGGGGTCTGTGGCCGGGTTTTTAACTATATTTATTTCCATTTTAAGATACCTCCGTTCCTAGTGTGTCGAGATGGTGTACCTTCGTGATTGTCAGGCTCCCCGCCGTCCTGACTTCGGTTATTGTATAGGCCGTATAAGTAAAAGTATCTGTGCGAACCGTCGTGCCGCCGACGGTATACACAATTGACGCAACTGACCCGTCCGGGTTCAGGTTGATTGTTTTTGTCGCGCCGATTATGTCGTTCTCCAAGACCGCCAATTGGTCGATTCCCTGCTCCAGCAGAATCGTCTCCCAGCTCATGTCGCCACCGCCCCCGTCTTCATGTTCAGCCAGCTGGTCCCGTTGCTGTGGTACACGACGATCGGATGCACGTCCAGCGCGGCGGCCTTGAGCGTCGGATTTTTCACAAGCGCCGTATCGGCCACGAGATCAGAGTGATGATAGAACCAGTGGATATCGTCCCTAGGATTGTATTCGTAAAGCGCTGCCGCCATTATTATCCCTCCTAAATAGAATAAAGGCAGGGACAGAACACGTCCCTGCCTTATGGTGAAAAGCAGAACCCTTAAGGGTGTCATCCTGAGCGAGCTCAGCGAGTCGAAGGATCTTCTTTGTCAGCGCCGCAGAGACTACGGGGGAAGATTCTTCGCTGCGCTCAGAATGACACGTTGTTTTGGTTTTTCGTAGGGGCGATTATCAATCGCCCGCGCCGCCCTCTTCCTGCGTCTCCGGCAGCGCCTTCCCCGTCTCGTCGCACTCCGAAAACCCGTTGCGAAGGTACAGATTCGCCACATTGTCCTCCGCCCTGAAAATCCCCTTCTCGCCCTTAATCCTGAAGTATCTCATAGTATCCTTCCTTTCTCATAAATCTTGGCTCTCCCGTGAGGTCTCCCCCCGTGAGGAGACCTCGTGAGCATAGCGCGCAGCGCCTGAGAGGGTCCCCCGCGTGTTCCGTCTCCCGTAGGGGCAGATTCCATATCTGCCCCGTCTTCGTCCTGGTGCATAGGGCGGATATTGAATCCGCCCCTACGTTACCTTGGCTCTCCCGTGAGGTCTCCCCCCGTGAGGAGACCTCGTGAGCATGGCGCGCAGCGCCTGAGAGGGTCTACGCCGTCCTGTGCGCGTACACAGCCTTCCCCTTGCTCTTCAGCACAAACGCGTCGTACCGCACGCATCCCTCAACCAGCCAGCCGTTGATCCCCGGCGGGTTGTCGTGGGTCTTGTAGTCGTCCAGCTTGTCCGCCGCCACCGTCGCCGCCGGATGGCAGCCGATGAACGCGGTATTCGCCGGGAAGTATGCCGTCGGAATGCGCACGAGCTTCGCCCCGTCGACCTCGCCCACCTGCCCGTTCACCAGCATCTGCTGGCCGATCTCCGACGCCTTGATAAAGCCCGTGTCCTGCTTGATGAAGGTGTAATACGCCGGCGTGCAGAACACGATGATCCTGTTCAGCGGGATCTTGTTGTCCGCGAAATACTCCATCATCGCCAGGAACTTCGCGTACGCGTTGGACGCCGTGACCGCCGCCGCCGCAGGGCTGCCGCCGTTTGCCACAGCCGCCGTGTAGATCGCGTTCAGCCGGTACGCGTCGATCTCCGGCGTCACCACCTCGTCCATCTGGCGCGCCAGCGCCTTGCCGGACTCCATCACCATCTGCGTATCCTGGAAGCTCTTCCGGTCGATGGTGAAGGTAAAGGATCTGTCCTTCGATACGGTGTACGCCGTCACCGTATTCTGCAGCTCCGCCGGCGTGCCGTACCGGCTCGACCCCGTCAGCGCATAGTCGGTCATCGCCACCGTCGGGATGTCGTACACGTTGATCGTGTTGACCCCCTCCCAGTCGTAATTCCTGTTGACCGCCGCCTCCGTAAACGATTTCAACTTGAACCGCTCGTCGACCTTCTTCTCATATTTGCTTGCCAGATTAATAGCCATAATTCAAATCTCCTTTCATATCTTGGCTCTCCCTTTGGGAGAGCTGGCGCGCAGCGCCTGAGAGGGTCCCCCCGCTTGCGCAGCGCCTGAGTAGGCCTTGGCTCCCCCTTTGGGGGAGCTGTCGGCTTCGCCGACTGAGAGGGTCCCCCGCTTGCGCAGCGTCTGAGAGGGTCTACCTGATCGAATCGAACCCCATCAAAAAGGGGTCCATCGCCGCCGGATCCGCCGAGCCGTGCGCCGTCACGCTGCCGACCGGAGCGGACCTCTGATTTTTCATGTTCTGGATGTTCTGCTTCAGCGTCGCGTTCTCCGCCATCACGTCCTGCGTCCGCTGCGCGATGAACGCCGCCACGAGGTCCATTCCCGAGTTTACCCTGTCCCAGGTCTCCGGTCTGATGTCCGAAGCCTTCACCCCCGGGAACGCGGTGAGGAACCGCTCATACATCGCGTTCCGGTCGCCTTCCCTGGCCGCCGCCTGAGCTTCGTCCCGCTCCTTCTGGTTGAGGGCGGTCTCCCGTTTGCCGAGGTCCGCCTCCCGGCGGGCCTGCTCCGCGTCCTTCCGGACCTGCTCGACGGTCAGCCCTTCTTTCGCCGCAATGTTGGAGTAGTAAGTATTCATCATGTCGTTCGCCAGCGCGTCGTCGGACTGGTAGCCTAAGAGCCGCGCCGCCTCCATCACCCTGTCATACTTACCGAGCCGGGGATCATTCTGAAGGGAACTCAGCTGCCCCTGCAGCTTGTCATAGTTCATCCCCTTCTGAATCAGCGGCACCGCCTCGTCATACCCCAGCTCCCGCTCCTCGTGGTTGTACTTGACCTTGAACAGCGTCTCCTTCGGACCCGCAGGCGGCTTCGCCGTTTGATCGCCCGCCTTCGCTTCCTGCGCGTCCCCCGTCCCCGGCGCGTCCCACGTCCCCGGCGCGCCCTCCGGCGCCGCCGGCGTCTCCGCCGCCCCACCGCTCTGGGTTGTGGTATTCCCCGGACCGCCGTCTCCGCCCATAGAAAAACCCGCCTTTGGTTCGGCGGGCCCGTTCCCCGATTCAGTTGTTGCCGCCGGCGCTTCAAACCCCTCCGGCAAAATCATATCGCCCGTGTCGTTCATATGTATTCCTTTCCGCCCCTGGTGAGGGCAAGACTAAAGCAAAAGGAACCCTGTAATACTGCAGGATTCCTTCGTTTTATTTTCCGCATCAAGTCAGCTGGCCATCGACGCCCCGCAGGCGGTGCAATAGGCGTGACCCTTCTTTACATTCGCGCCGCATTTTGGACATGTCATCATATCCTCAGATTTTTCCGACATCGCCAGCAGCTCCTCGCGTATTTCCGCGGCCAGTTTGCCGCAGCCTTTGCAGACATGCTCCGGCCCTTCGAACCTGGACCCGCAATCTGGACAAAACAGCAGTGTATCGCTCATCATTTTTTTACCCTCCTCTATAAATTTTGCTTTTCTAACTATTATTATAGTTTCATGAGCAGCGCCGACAATGCGAGAATGTATGGTTTGATCTGGAAAAATGTATGGTCGTAAGGCTTTTGAGAGGGGCTGGCGCGAAGCGCCTGAGGATTGTCTTTATTCGCACCGCTGATTGCTGCCGGACCACTTCAGCCCTGTAGGGGCGATCTGCGATCGCCCACCCCTGTCGGAGCGGCTTTGACACTGATTCAGCGGCGCGTTACAAGAACGGGCGCCCACACAGGGGCGCCCCTACGCGTGCACCGCGTTTCGTAGGGGCGCCTATTGCGCCCTTTTTCACTCCCACTGATGTTCCACCGTCGTCACAATCTTCTTCGGCGCCCCAAGGTCTTCCCCGAACCAGTTGTCGCACTTCGGATTCGGGCAGACGAGGTCCTGGACGATGAAAACCTCGGTACTGCCGACATCGCTTTTAGGCCGGCACTTGCTGACCAGCAGCGGGGCCTTGCACACCGGGCACTGTTCCACCGCTCGCACCTCCCATCAATTGTTTAACCTGCATCTCGTATTCCTGCGGATTCTTCAGCCGCAGCTGCTCCAGCTGGGCCTGGACCTCCGGCGGCAAGGTGTCCACGAACTTCGCCATCTGCCCGTACAAGAGCTGCTTATCCGTCATGGACCGCTTGATCTTGTCGATCAGTCCCTGACGGTCCGGAATGTCGCCGTCGTCCATCCGCTCCAGCCAGTCGATAAACTCGATCTTGCCGGCGCTCATGAGATTCGTAATCGTCTGCTTCCGTGCTGCGTCGCTCCATACGCTCGTCGTACCCACGTCGACCTTGACGTTCAACCAGATATCCTTCAGCTGCGTGAAGTCGAAGGTCTGAAGCGTCTTCGCCCCGTCCTGATCCACGACGATCGGCCGCTGCCCGTAATACGTCCCCATCATGTCGGTAAGAATGCGCCCGAAATCCTCCACGAACTCGTACAAATTCGCCTTCGTGTTCTCCAGCGGAATCGTTGACTGCTTCGCCGTCGCCAGGATCGCCACCCCGCTGGCCTGCTCCGGGTCGACCTCACCCAGCGCCGCGTCGGAGAGCCCCAGCGCGTCCTTGACGTAGTTGTACGCCATCTCGATCACCGCCACGATCTGCCCGGACATCTGCCCCGGCTCCAGGTACGCGGCGTAATTTTTGATGTTCTCCCCCGCCTGCATGCCCCGCACCCTGATCGCCTGCCCCACCTGGTTCGTCCAGTCCTCGATCACATCCCCGTTGTAGATCGCCTTCGGGAACGCCGTCATCATCAGGTGCAGCATGATCATGGCAAACATCAGGTTGATGAAGATCTGCGTCTCCAGGATCTCCGCACACGGCGGCCGCCCGTGATACTGGTTTTCCTGCCGATCCCATATGAGCCACGAGACCGGATACACCCCCAGCCCCGTGTCGATGTCTTCGTATATGTACGCGTACTGCACACACTTCGAAACCGTGACTGTCGTATACTCCTCCGTCACCGGCTGTCCCATCAGGTCGACCGCCGGCTGCCCGAATTCGTCGGCCACCTGCCGCTGTGCCGTAACCTTTTTGTAGACGAGAATGTACGTCGCCTTCCCATACCCGTCCGCCTGCACCTCGATGTCCGCGTCAAACCCCGCCTCAAACGCCGTGTTATTGTCCTCGTTCACCGTGTCAGTCTCCGCCTGCCGATACCGCTTCGCCTCGTCCTGCAGGTTTTTGACCAGATCCCGCCCCGAAATGATGATATATGGCTGCGACTGCACGTCCGGATTGTTCGCGTTCCCGAAAAACACATTCGTCCCGTTCACCAGCTCGAAGCAGATCTCGCCCCTGACATTCCCGAAAGCCCCGCCGTACGGCTTCTTCGCCGGATCAAACCAGAAATGCGCCGCGCAGTCCCCCATGATCCCCGCCTTGAAAAGCGCATCCCGAATCCGATTGTCGATCTTAAATTTCTCGAACAGATTCGCAATCTCCGTCGTCGCAAACTCCGCCGCGTTGAGCTGCCCGTCCTGGCTCGACTGCGCAAACTCCAGCGGCTCCAAATCGATCTTCGTATTCGACGCCGTCACCGACGCCACCCAGAACCGCACCGCCTTCTGCACGATATTAATGACCGGCTTCCGCATCCCCGTGACCTCCAGATTCCGCCACTGGTTCCCGTTGAAAAAGTCGATCAAGGTATCCATCAGGTCATAGTAATTTGCATTATTCACGCAAGTGATCGCGTTGTTATATTTCTTCCCCGCCTCATAAAGCTCCCAATCCTTGACGGCCATCTATGTATCAACCTTTCCGGAATAATCATCGTCGTATCTGTAGGGCGAGGGCTCTGCTCTCGCCACCCCATGTACCGCGCGCGATGCAAAAATGGCAAGAGCAGAGCCCTTGCCCTACGTCTTCCGTCTCTCCAATGCCTTGCTCAGGTTATACCCCGATATAACCTCAAAATCCTTCCGCAGCTGCTCCTCCCGCCTCTTTGTGGTCTCCGCCTCCGCACCGACATCCTTTGTAGGGGCCGCAGTCCTCTGCGGCCCGCTCTTGTCAACGCCGCACCTGAACCCCAACCAAAACGCGCCCCCCAGCGCGCCCAAAAACAAAAGCGCCCCCACGGCGCCGATAATGTACTGCATAATTCCCGTCCTTTCTCTTGGCTCCCACCATGGGGGAGCTGTCCCGCAGGACTGAGAGGGCTCTCCCGCGCCGCATAGCACTCACCCCAGTGTCATCCTGAGCGAGCAGCGCGAGTCGAAGGATCTTCTTAGTAACTCGCAGAAAGAACGACGAGAGACGAGAGAAGATTCTTCGTCGCTCCGCTCCTCAGAATGACACTTTCGGCTCCCGTCCCCCCGTCAAGCTCCCCACCATCCTGTCATACTTCTCCTTCGGCGTCGGGTTATCAGGATCCGGCGCCGTTTTCGGCTTGTCCTCCCGCCACTTCGCGGCCTCGACGCTCAGCGCGTACCGCACGCCGTCGATCGTGTGGTTATCCTTGTCCGGGAACTCCGCCACCAGGTTTCCGGCAGAATCGAACTCCAGCTCATACCCATAGAATTCTCGCCACGCGTTCGGGCACCGCTCCGGATCGATGACGATCTCAGTGAGGTCCTGCAGGAACTTGACCCCGTAGTCGACGCTGTCCGGCCCCTTCTTCACCGGGATCACCCGCATCCCGTATTGCCGTAGCTCGCTGATACTCTTCGGTTCCGCTGAATCCGCATAAACCGGATCATTGTCCCGGTTTTTCTTTTTTATCTCTGCAAACGCTTTGCGGTTCGATATCCTTATCCCATACAGCTCGTCATAGATGTACACGGTTTTATGCTTCCGATCATAGGCGACTGTATTGTACACCAGCGGATCCGTCGCAAACCCAAAGTCCAGCCCGCGCCGCACGACTGTAAAAGACGCGATCTCCTCATCCGTGATCACTCTGGCCGTCAGGTTCGTGAACACCTCCGCCCCAGTCCCTGTGACCTTCCCAAGGTATTCGTGCTCATACGCCTTCGGCTTCGTCGCCTTCAGGTGCTCCGCGTCCGCGATGAACTGCTCCCCCAGCCACTCCGCCGGTGCCTCCAGATACGTGCTGTGGTGACAGACCGTGTCCGACCGCATCCACTGGACAGGATCGTTAACCCATGATCGCTGGATTTCGGCGGATTGTACGTATAGAACACGACGAACTTCGCCCCGCCGCGTATCACCGACTGCCGGATGCTCCTGATCTTCTCCGGCCCCTCGAATTCGTCCAGCTCCTCGAACCACAGGTACTTGATGTACCCCTTCGAGACCTTGATGGACTTGTGCTTCTTGACCTTGTCCGCGCCCCGGAACAAAACAACCTGCCCCGTCGGCAGGTACGTCAGCTTCAGAGGGCTGACCGTTTGCTTCCAGTATCCCGACGCCTCCAGCTTATCGATCGCCCACACCAGCTGTTCATATACGCTGTCGTGCAGGTTGTCTTTGTACCGCCGGAATACGACCGCATTTGTCAACCGCCCTGCCTGCGCGTCTCTCATCATCCCCCGTATGATCTCGACCCCCGCAAACGTCGATTTCAGAGAACCGCGCCCGCCGTCGAGCTTGTAATCCGTATGCAGCCCTTTGACAAGATCCCTGTGCAGCTTATAAAACGCGGGCCCGATGATGGTCTTGAGCCTAACATCCGTCGTCTGGGATGTCATCAATGATACGCACCCCCATCTCCCCGTTTAGGTTGATGTTTTCCGTGAACATACCGAGATGCTTACCCAGCAGCTCCAGCGCCTTCAGCTTATCAGCCAAGCGCACCTCGCGTTCAGTGTTCTCACCCTCGTCTGTTTGTACCTTCTTGACCTTCACGGCTGCAACCGCCGCCTTATCATCCCTGGCGGCGTCCGATTTTACTGTCCCCTCGTTCAGATCAATCACATCTTCAATGTTGACGAAAGCGACCCGCGCCAGCTCCCGCAGCACTCGTTCGGCATTAATTCCCGTTCTCTTGGATAAAACGGCCATCGCTTCGTCTATGGCAGCGCGAATATGCGGTATATGTGTTAGTTTATAGCTTTCGCTATAGGCGCTGTTCGCGCTGTAGCCGGCGCGAATTGCCGCCTGCGTCGCATTCAGGTCTATCAGATATTCCTGGACGAATAGCTTTTGCCTGCCTGTCAATTCGGCCATACTTCTCACCCCACATCAATTTTCAGCATACAAAAAGCGCCAACCCCCGGGCGGCGCTCCGTATACCTTTTCACAATGCCATTTTGAACCCGAAAAAAGCAAATGTCAATGTCGCACTTACTCTGCACTGTCTTTGCGCTTTCATTGCACTTTCACAAGGCCCCGGGAGACGGCCAGAAGGCAGGCGCGGCTAAGGACGGCGAGACGGTAGTTGTGGAAGGTGCGCGTAGAGATATGCATCTGCTCACAAATGGCCTCGCGCTTTTTATTGCGCTCGAAGGTCAGCCGGATCACGCGGAGGGCTTTCGCGTCGCGCTCAGCCTGGTAGGACCGGATGAGCTCTGTAAAAACGCCGTCCCAATCGTTATCTTCAAACTGGCCGCCGGCGTACTTATGCAGAATTGCCTCGATATCTTCCCCGGACGGCCGCGTCCTCCCTCCGCCGTCGACGCGTGGTCGCGTCAGATCGGCGGCCCGGCCTGTGCCCATGGCGGGCGCCGGTCCGGCGGCGTGATCGATCAGCATCTGCGCCTCCCAGAGTGTCATCGCATGGCGCATTCTTCGCCCAAAAAACGCGCAGAACTGATCGCCGACATAATCCGTTATCTCCCGCGGAAACATCTGCAT